CTCGTCTTGACTGTGAAGACTCATCGTTCAAACTCCGTCCGGTCTTCGTAGTATGCCGTGTTCCCCTCGGGTCCGAAGGTTTTGAACGCGCACCCCGGTCGATGAAACGCACACATATCTTTTAGCTCAGCATGATAAGCCTTATCGCTCGGGCAGTAGGTCACGGTCACATCACCTTCTGCGTAAGTGACCATCGTCCCCGTGCTTTTGTTGATCCAGACCCCGAAATAACTCGCGTCCTGGCTGGTGTCGAATTGCCTAAAGCCTGCGTCGAGCAGTAGACTATCGAAGAAGTATCGGGACTCGGCCCCGAAGTCCTCACCCCTACCACACAGCTCCAGCGTGTTGTTTGATTTGTTTACGTATGTTCTTGAACTAAACATTATCATCCCTCCTAATTAGCTCAGGTCAAGTACGTCGTACTTGCCCGTGAATATGTTGCGCTCGACCATCACGTTGTCGAGCTTGTGTTTAGCGATGTATTCCATCGCTTCAGCTTCCCATAGGAAACTCGCTAAGACTTTCATACTGTCACCCGGTAGACGACGAAGGTCACGGGAGCCCGTAACTTCATCCACCATGCAGACGATTCCTGTACTTGCACGTCACTCGATGTCTCAAGTCGCTTCCGTATCTTGTTCATCGGCTTCTGGTTTACGTTCCATCGGTATCCTTTACGATACCCACACTGATACCCTGCACCGTGGCGAGAGTATCTGAAGCCAGGAAACTCACGACCCAATGATCTCAGTAGTTTCTCTATCTTATTCATGTTGCCTCCCGTTGAGTGTTATAAACCACACCTAGACCGTACTCGTTGTCATCACACAGTGCGCAGGAGAAGACCGAACTAGACTCACCGGGTCCGACTCGTGTTAGCCAGCCCCAATGCTCCATCGATGACAGGACCGATGCGTGTGTCTTTTCCGCTGCACAGTCTTCGCCGTGCGCATCACCTGGAGCGCACTCGCACCAGTAATCTAGGTGCGTCCAATCATCGCCGGACACTCCTACATCACAATTACTGCATATCTTTATTGTCATTATCTATCCCTCCAGCTTCGCGAGTCGTTCTTCTAAACGCTCGCGTTGTTTCTCCATCGTCTTGCGGTAGCTATCCCGTAAGACCTCGGGTGACTGTCCATAAGTCAGCCCAAGGTCAGGGTAGTTACCCTTGTCCATATCCTCTAGCTCCGCGATTGTATCCGCGAGCCAAGACTTTACGTCAGCGATGTCGTCCATTCTCATTATCCCTCCAATCACTTGCCCGCGTAGACGGGCATTGATTTATCCAGTTCAAAGCGGCACTCGCTACAAGTCCCGCAGGATTTCGTAGTCACTTGCACCGCATAAATGTGTGCATCGTGCCATCCGTTGTCCTGAATCATCCATTCCAACTCTTGCTGGTCAGATGATTGATGCTTGCGTCCGCCCCACTCGAACTCGAACATCCATTGGATTCGACAAGCGTTGCTCATCCCATACGCTCCCACGTAAGGATGTCAGCTACTCGCTGGGCCTCGCGCCACTCGCCACGTTCATTCGCGTGCATCACGAAGACCGTGTTTGTATGTTCCTTCACGAATTGCTTTCGTGTGGTTGGCACATACGGTGGCTTCAATCTAAACATCGCTTCGAGCTTGACTGCCAAGCCCAACTGGTTTGTCAGTTTCCATTCGTAACTCATGAGTGTGAATCTCCCTCGGGACTAATCCCATACACCCGGTCGCCAATGCTTGTCTTGATGACCACCGATGCCCAGCCTTTAGGTAGACCGAAGCAGTCCATCAACACATCGACGCTCTCGACAGAGACACCGTTCTTTTCCAATCCTTGCGTGAGCCTATCGAGCTTCGCTTGCTGTGCTTTATTCATTATTTGTTCCCTCGAATAATTTCCTGAAAAGAAGCTCGGCCTCACCTAGGGTGAACCCCTGTCGCTGCTCTCGCATGTAGTTGTAGATTGCTAGCACTAACTTTTCTCTTTTTTGCATTATCTGTCCCTCCATTGTGTGGCGCGGTGCGCCTTCCATGAGTGCTCGGGCCTTCTGTTCGGAAGATCCCAGTCCGTGGGAAGTCCGCGACCCTGGCGACGTTTGATGCGTCCGCGCTTCAGAAGCCCATCGACTTCCAACGCAGTCGCAGCCGCACACTTTTCTTGGTGTGTTCGTGGTGTTCTACGGTAAGACATTCTCAATCCTCCTATCGGTATTCGTAGGAGCACTCGAACTCGGTGCATCCTACGAGGGTCAATTGAGGTCGCTTTGCTGTCACGACCTCGGGTTCAAATTCGTATCGTGTCACCTCGACGGTGATGATCACGGGCTCCATGTGGATGACGTTAGCCTCAGCCTCAGCCTCCACACCATTCGCCCAATGGATCGCAATCCCTAACGGGACAGCGAATCCAAGGACGAACAACAGCGAGCTAGTGATGAAACCTTTCATTATCGTTTCCCCTCTATACTATGTGCGTGTGAGCTATCGAGCCCAGCACTCACAGTTGTACATGAGCTTGCCGATCTTGCTCGCATCATGCGCGAGCATCCCGGCAGTGGGTTTGTCGAACCTCGGCAAGTCCCAGGCATAGACGCCCGGTTCCTTGACTGCCTCAGCAGTACGGTGGGCGAAGTACGCCTTGTATAATGCTTTGTTCCTTAGCCCAGGTCGTATCTCCCCGGCCTCGTAGTAATGGCTTGCCGTGACCGCGTGACGGTAAAGCTCGTCCGCGAGCTTCTGCATCTTGGTAACGTGGTGACGATGCTTCGCCGCCTCGCGAGCCTTAGCCTTTTCCTCACGGACCTGCTCCCGTGCGGCGTCCACGGTCGCCCCGACCTTGCGGCCTTTGGGCAGTGCGACCACCGCCCGTTCCAGTTTACGGCGAGCCCCTCGCTCACCTCTTGCGGCATCTACCGCGAGACTCTTGATGCGAGCGTTAGACTCGCTAGGTGTCTCGGTCTTGACCACCACGCGAGCCTTAGACTTGGCCGGAGCTGCGACGTACCCGCGAGGGTCAGCGAGTTTCGCAGGAATATCCACGGTCGAGCGAGGCATGATACCTCGTGCCGCGACGGATAATTCCGCCGCCTTGCGAGCGTTCGCACGACGCTTAGTAGCCTTGCGGGTTTCATCCCGCATCGCAACTTGGAGATCCGCGAGTCCGCGAATACCGTTGAAGTTAGAGGTTTTGGTTTTGAATGACTTGGCCATGATTGGCCTCCTATGGCGTCCGCTAGGTGAATCCCTCACGAGTGCGGACATGACTCGCGAGTTTTAAGAGATTGACTTACGACGGCCCATTGTCGGTGAACCATCGGTGAAATCCCGGCCCACCTTTATCGCGTGCGCGGGAGAGAATTGAGTGAGCAGTTTTGGTTAGTGAGTGCAGCGGGCCGACAGCGCTGATCGCTTAGGCCCCATCCTGCTCCTCACATCGCACGCTTGCTCAGGTGCGCGGCAACTACTGACCTGCCGAGTGGACGCCTCCGTATAATACGCTCAGAGGCGGGCGTTGAAGCGGCTAGCTAATCCGCTTCGCGAACTCAGACAACACCCGAACCGTGAAGCTCGGATGCTCTCAGAGTGGCGCGATAACCCTCACGCCGGGGGTGGTCGCGACCTATGCTAGTGTGAAGCCAGCTTTGGTCAGGCTGGTTTGGGAGAGTGCAGCTCGCGCCACGCTCATATACCATCCGTCACGATTGCGACGGACCTTGCCTCCTAAGTGGATCTTCGCGGAGTCGGATGCCTCCCGCACTTCATTCGGCTGGGTGTATCCTGGCACACCGTCAAGGACGATCTTTACCAGGTTCTCAGACTTGTGATGAGGGGTGATGGTGCCGGTGACACCGTTGACGAATTTGATCCGCACGGGATCTGTAATTCGAGTCAGGTCAGTCTCGAACCTGCCCTCGGTTAAGACGACAGGTGCAGACACGACTCGCGCTTTAGATTTCGCCTTAGATTTAGCCTTAGCTTTAGTCGCCTTGACCTTGACCTTGACCTTCTGACCTGGCTTGACAGCCAGTGCAGCGAACTTCCGATCATTTTCGTCACGAGCATCTAGCTCGCGACAATATGAAACGTTCCACATGATACCACTGGCACGGGATTTCTTGTGCTCAGCGACGTAGGCGGTTCGTTGTGCGGGTGTTAGGGTATTAATGAATGACATGGTTTACCTCCTAGGTAAGTGTGGGTGAGAGTTGTGATCGCCCAAACGATCACTCGGAATCCCGACCCCCGCGACTTGCGCGGGACGCTTTGGGCCTAACGGGGTTAGGGGTCTAGCCGTGATACTTGCGGCTTCGTTTGTGAAACCGACCCGTATCCGCGATGTCCTGAGCACAGCCATCGGCCATAGCTCGGACTCGCGCTAGGGGTTTAGCCGCTACTGCGACTGGTGCTCGCGCTACCTTGACGACATCGACAAAGACTTTTTCCTGGCGATCAGTGACGGACCCCTGGTCGTCGAACCAGACACCGTCTTGGTCGTCGAATTGTTCCTCGCGTGCGAGACGTGCTCGCATGGTTGGGGATAGTGCGGGTACTCGGTTGAATTTAGACATGTTGTCTCCTATGGACGTGAGGGGAATCCCCCACAGGTAATGGCTAGGTGTTACCCTAGCAGGTTACATCGGACTCGCGCCCGATGGTTGCGAGCCGAGACTGGCGACTTAGGCCATTCAGCGCGCTTGCGAATGATAAATTTACCCGTAGAACTAGCTCGCGCTATTTCATCAAGAGCTTGCTTGAGCGTTAGGGTATTGAGTATGAGGTCAAGATCGGCAGGGGAAACGTAGCCATCCCCAGGGGTAATCCCTAGTGCTGCGGCTACGTCTAGTTTTGACATCCCGGTTTTCCAGATGGAACCCCAGGTGCCTGGTTTGTTCGTACCCTTGTTTACGATGGAGTAATGTAAGGCTCCAAACCTAACACTACCATCGACGAAGCGTACAAAATCGATCAATGTTATTGCCATAGTGTAAACCCTCCTACAGATTTCACTAAACACCTAATAATCCTAGGAACATTAGATACTTAGGGAAATCCCCTATGATGACGGCATAGGGGAACCGTGCTTATCTGACCAGTACTTAAGAATCTAAGTATAACCCCTAACATAATACGTGTAATGTCTAAACTCTGGACTACGCCCAACCGAGTATGTAGGACACTGTATTATGTGTAGGACTATACTCACTTTCAAAAGTGTGAAGTGTAATTAGTGATTACCCTGACTATTGGGTTAGTCAGTAGCAGTGAGGTACCAACCCCAATCCCTAAGGATTGGCTAGGCACCTCTGATTATCATTCCAATCTTCGTTTATTCTCACTAAGTGAGACAAGTTAACCATTCATTGACAGCCGGCATGTAAACCGTCAAGCTATTGTAATCACTGCACTTTCAAGCTAACCTGTTATCCAAACAAGCAAAAAGTGAGTGTTTACCCTGGTTTATGTGAATATCACCTTGGAATAACTTTGAAAATTAGGATTCAAGTCTCTGGTTACAACTTGAATTGACGATCTTGATTTTGGCTTTCTTTCGATTGCCTACTGTGGACTGCTCCGGTTCCTGTAATTTAGCCAGTTTAGTTAGTCGATATGAACACCGTGTTAGTGTGTCCAGAGCACCATTGCTAAACTTCCGAGCTTTCCTAATTGCTTCAATTCGCTAAATCCTTGGGAATGAAATCCTTTCTTCCGGTCGAGTATCAAAATCTTTCCATAATTCTTGGAAATCTAAGGTAATATCTTATCAACGGCTGACTTTGACTGGGCCATTTTGGGCGTCGATTTTGCGGGTTTGATATTGCCAAAATTCTGGACTTACTGTATCAAGGTCTTTACCGCGTTGGAATAATTGTGATTCACCTCCTCAGACATAGCTTGGACCAATTCCAAACTTTCAACCGTCGTATGATGCCTGAATACCTATGCTACCATCGTGCCAGTATGCCAGTAATCTGTAACATACCGGAATCATTCAGGTGGGATAATACTTACATGGTCAAGTTTGGTGCCAATCACGACATTAATGTCATAGAGAGGGTAACTACTTAGTCCCTTTTCTGTAATGCTGGTATGTTGGCATAGTTCTTGGGTCTACCAGTATTCAGGTATTTATGGTATACTGTGACACTGGTGTCATAGGTGTATCAGATTTTCACGGTCTAGTAATATCAGGTAGTTATCGGAATCACATAGATCTAGCTGTACTCAAGTGCCTGTTTTTATTGGATGTTTGTGTTTGCGGGAAAGAAAAAAGGGTTCCCGCGTACACGGCCCCACATCCCCCCACAATCCCCTGACGCGGTGCGTTACAACATGCACGCGCGTGATACTTAAAGGGCGGTCTACATCGGACGGTGTAAACCGGTATAAGCTCCCGTAATCATTGGGGATTTCGGCCCAAGAAATAGGGGTCCCCCACACGCCCAGTGCCGGATCCTTCTATCTGACCGTCATCAAACGAGCGCAGCAAGGCGTTGTTCCCCTAGGCTTGGGGGTACATGACCTGGGGTCAGTTGAACTATTGGTTTAGATCGATCAGCGTTATGGAGTGGGCGGCTCTGTGGTCTTAGTTCTCGGTGCGTATTCCGTAGCGGCTTTACTCGTTGCGGGAGTCCTGTGGCTATTGCTCGAAGCGAATACCAGGAGAAGGCTGAGGCTAAGTGTCCGAGCGATCGATAACATAACTACAAGAAATGATTGGTCGAACTGGCTGTCTGATGCTGCGGGCATCCTTGTCGGTTTGGCGGTGCGCGATAACGTTTCCGCTACGATCCACCAGTTACAGAGAACAGATGCAGACGGGATCTGGGCGCTCAGCGAACAGGCCGAAGCGATACTCGAACGAGACGAGAAGTCTCAAGAAGGCAGAGAAATCCTAGCCGAATGCGGACTTAGAATCACAACACTTTGTAGCAGTCAGACGTTCTTCGATGATGACCCGTGGCGACTGGCGATAGCTGCCACTGTCTATGCACGATGCGGACTACGAACCAGAGCCTGTCAACTCGTTGCGAGAGTAAGGAATGAGGATGCTCAGCGCCGAGTTATGTTATTGCGAGATAGACACCTCGTAGGATACCTTTACCTGCTGCGTGTCCTGAGTAGCTACCAACTCGATACCGAAGGACTGCAGACCGTCGCTATCGTGCAACTTGAGTCGAGGATTCTGAGGAGTCTGGACGAAGAAGGGACCGCCGCACTCCCGACTGTTATGCAAAACCGTACTGCAACCAAAGCTGCCGAGAGGATTTTACAAGGCACCGCACCAGTTCACGCGAGACGAATCGCGGCCTGGGCGCTTGCCAGAGGGACAGAATGATAAACGATTTTTCGGTGCGTATGCGCTACGCGGAACCCCCATCCTTAGGGGAACATCAACTAGGTTATACTGAACAGGGCTCCTGCTACCCGACGAAGCAGAATAGCGATGGAGAGTCGTATCGACGATCCGAGTTAGCGAACGCACTCCCAAAAGGATCGTTCACCAACCCAACTATCTACCCCGACGTTCGTTTGCAGGAGTCCACTCATGCCTAACCATCCGTTAGAATCTACTGTGGGAGATTACGCTAAGCGGATATTCTCACAACGACTACGAGAGCTTATGGCGAGTAGAGAGATAAACCTGGACAAACTTGTTGAACTGACTGGGATCCATACGAATACATTGAGAGCATATATGTCGGGAGAACGACTGCCGCGAATACCACAACTATTTTTATTAGCAGATGCCATAGATGCGCCGATTGATTGGCTGACGGGCTTTGGCGATTGGGATGGCTACCATTCAGACCAGTTGATAACCCCCCAGGATAGGGGTATAGTCCATTGAGTGGCGACCGAAAGACAGTATGAAGTGTTGAGTGCTTTCTTCTCTGCTGAGCAGAGTCGATTGCCTGCGCCGACGTATCGTGACTTAGCAACGAGGTTCGACTGGAGTTCTCTTAGCACAGCTAGGGATCATATACGAGCGTTGGTTAGACAAGGATTGCTCGAAAGAGTGAGTGATACAACACAGTCAAGACCCTGGAGATTGTCTGATGCAGGCACGAAGCTGGTTAGAGCGTGGCGTGCGCGTGTAGAGATGACAACGTAGCGCTCCAACAATTTAGTTTCCAGATTAGGACTATTTTATAATTTTTCTGGTAACATGCGAACGTGTCCGTTGAGATCACTCCTGATCATGTAAAAGCAATGTGCCAGAGAAATCTGGCGCTCTATGCTTCGGAGTACCTTCGCGGTCCAGATAAAGCGCCGTATCATGGTCAGTTCCTCATCGCAGACCACCATGAGGAGTGGGCACAGCTGGTTAACGATCATAGTCGCCTATGCCTTCAGGCCGCACGAGACCACGGCAAGAGTCACATGTTCACCCTGGCTTATCCCCTCTGGAAAGCAGAGCAGCATCCAGGCGAATACGGATTTATCTTCAGCGCCAGCCAACCGCAGGCTGAGAAAATCTTACTCAAGATTATCGATGAAGTAGAAACGAACCCAAAACTACAGCACTTAAGACCTCAAGCCGGAGGGCGTAGTCGAAAATGGTCAGCGCAGTGCGCACAGTTTGCTAATGGGTTCACCATCTATGCGCGTGGCTACGGTACGAAAGTCCGTGGTGCGCATCCTATATTCATCGTAGTTGACGACGGACTGAACGATGAGTCTGCATTTAGCGAGCGTGTTCGCACCAGAGATATTGATTACTTCCAGTCTGCCATTACGAACATGATTGTTCCTGGTGGGCAGATTGTTGTCATTGGCACTCCACTGCATAAAAAGGATCTGTATGCAATTCTGGAAGAAAATACAGAGTACGCATTTGCTCGATACCCTGCGATTATAGAGGACGGTGAGAAGAAGGGATTACCCCTGTGGCCTGAACGTTATGACTCTGAGTCGTTAGCGAAAAGAAAAAGAGAGATCGGTTCTATCAAGTTTAGTCGCGAGTTCCTTTGTCGCGTCGTAACTGACGGCAGCAGTCTATTCCCGAAGGTATTATTTCAGGGGGATAAGACTGAGCAGTACAATGTTCGGCTCGGGATGCCTCTACGCTTTTGGCATGATGCGGGTGTTAAGAGTGTCTTTATGGGTGTTGATTTCGGTCTATCATCCTCAGTGGGCTCAGACTATACCGTGGTGTGGACGGTAGGTCTGGATGACAATAAGAATCGATGGATTATCGATATACAGCGGGAGCGAGGTTTAGCTTATGGTGCGCAGAAGGCACTCGTCGCTAAAGTGGCTAATCTCTATGATCCTGGCTTGGTTTATGTCGAGTCTAACCAGGCGCAAAGGATCTTCGGAGAAGAACTAATGCGTGAGACAGACTTGCCCATCAAGCTGTTTCAGACTGGCGACCAGAAGAATAGTCTGTCCAATGGTGTCCCTGCGATCCGTATCCTGCTAGAGAACTATAAGTTCAGGATCCCTAGAGGTGATGCGCATTCTATTGAGATGACTGATATTTGGATCCACGAAATGACTTCAATGACGATCCGCAACGGCAAAGTAACTTCACTTGGAGATCATGATGACACCGTAAGTGCTTGTTGGATCGCAGAGCAAGCAATCAAGAACGGTAGCTTTGACTTCTCCTTCGAGGAGGAGGAAGGTGATATAGCGGCGTTTGACGAGATGATGCAGGACATGATGATTACTCCCGGACATCCAGAGTATCTTTCAGATGATGCCTATGTACTAGGCGCGGAGCCTCCAAAGCGCGGAAGACCTCGACTCAAAAACGCACAGCTTAGTGAGTCACCTGATGACATTCTCGGGGAAGATCCGTTATATGATGATAGACCTAGTAAACGTCAAGGGACGTTCCCAGAACAGGGAGCGCCTATGGCGTCTTACTTTGTAGGGAAGTATCGATAATGCCTGCGTTTGTACGGACAGAAAAAGACGAGGCTCGGTGGGCTGACGCTAAGAAGCAAGCAGCCAAAGAAGGCAAGGCGAACAACTATGCCTATATCACTTCTATCTATAAGGAGATGAGTAAGAGCCTTGAGCTAAATAAAGGCAACCCACCTTCTGCCTCACAGTCGCCACTCCTCTTTGGTATCGGCTCTACTTTTGCCCATGGGCAGGTCCCCCATATTACCGTCACCAAGAAGCCTTCTCTAGCCGCAGACGTTGATCCTGAAAAGATGCCGACGCCTAAGACCGCGCTTGAACTCAAGCTCCCTTTGGGTCCGTTCAACTCCGCTAAAGATGCAGTTCATGGCATGGGAATGCCGCTACATGCAGAGCAAGGCTGGGCGACTGCGTTTGAGCGTACAGCGCAGCAATCAGATAATGAGCTTAGATTCAAACAGAATCTTATGGGCAAGTTACTAGAGACCTTTGCAGATGATGGAGCTACCCGCAGAGAAATGTATCAGCGAGGACTTGCATATTACAGAGGTCTCGATAGACCTAAAGAGTCTGCAGCACTGACTCTGAAGGCGAAGAAGAAAGAAAGCAGTCCTTTGGGTAGTCGAGGTCTTACCCGAGAGGCGCGTGCATCTTCATCGCGTGGTGGACATAAGCTCCAGCTCCATGGCAGGAAAGACCCGGTATTAGAAGTTCAGCAGCAGACCAAACGTGCTCTACCCGCAGGCTCAGTGCGAGTACACTACAGTGCGGAGCATAAGGGCTACGTTGAAGCCATGAAGCGTGCCGATGGTACTTGGAAAGTTTTGGGTTCTGCGCATGATAAGAAAGACAAGAAACCAAAAGAGAAGCATGACCACAGTAAGCCTAAACTAACTGTTCATCATGATGAGCACCACCGAGGCTCCCACGAACCACACCATCATGCAGAGGATGAGCATGATAGCGCTAGAGCGCATGTAGCTACTATGAAAGCCTCAGTACCTAATCTACAAAAGGCAAAGTATGATCATATAGACTTCAAGCCTCCTAAGTCTGTGGCCGATGCTGCGGCTCAAGGTCTGGAGTACCGCAAGAAAGCCTCTCCCTCGAACCGAGGAGGACTAACTGCGGAGGAAGCCGGAAAGCAAGGTATCGGCTCAGGAGTACAGCGAGCGACCAACCTAAAGAACGGACATACGATGAGCCCTAAGACCGTTCGCATGATGTCTCAATTTTTTTCTAGGCACGAAAAGAATAAGGCAATTAATCCTAAGTTCAAGGGAACACCTTGGAATGACAAAGGTTACGTTGCATGGCTACTGTGGGGAGGAGATGCTGGGCAAGCCTGGGCAAATAAGGTGGTAAATCAGATGAATGCGGCAGACAAGAAGACGAGTAAGATGATGACACCTGCAGGACCTATTACGACATTATATCGTAGCGAAAAGAGGAAAGGCCCTTTCGCAGACGAGAAGAATAAGAAGTATCCAATAGATGACTACGAGCATACGAGGGCTGCAATTAGTTATTTTTCTATGCCTAAGAATGCGAAGAAGTATGCGCCTGCGGAGCGTAGTGCTATCTGGAACAGGATCAAAGCAGCCGCGAAGAAATTCAATATAGAACTCGGCCCTGAGGCGGGACCTCCGTCTTTAGAGGCCAAGAAAAGCAATCAGTCAAAGGAGACAGATATGGAACGGAACGAAGTGTTCAAAGCGATCATGGATCGCGACGTTGAGGTTATGAGACCTAACGACTACCGAAGTGATTATACTGGGATGGATGAGGCTGTCCTCTCAGAAGTAAAGACCGAGGTCATCAATCCGGCAGCTACGGCAGCTGGAGCTGAGGAAGGCAATCCAGAAACGGAAAGCCCTCTTACACCTGCTCAAGGTAGTGGTGACGGAGGAGGTCTTGGCGGTGCAACCGATGATGACTCTCCAGGAATCCTCGACCACGCTATGACTAAGGGGCACCCTAATCATCTACAGGCGATTAGTGTGACTGAAGATAACGGTACTTGGAACCAAGGTGAGGACTCTCGGGTAACTTACTCAAGTAACGAAGATGCATTCATTGCTGCTGCGATGGAAAAGAGCGACAATCTGTGTGTTGCTCCTGAACCTTCAGTTCGCTACTCAACAGTTATGGGCGCTCGAACATCACCTTGCGGACATCAATTTGCTAAGGCGTTGACTGTGTGTCCAAGTTGCGGGACAGACGCATCAGGTTTTTCTGGACAAGTTCAGGGATTGAGCATCAGCAAGTCAGTAAAGACTCGACTTGAGGGACCTGCGCAATTAGCTGACATTCATCTAGCAGACTAAAGGGAATACTCCTTTGAACTGGCGTGATCGCATATCAATGGCTACAGAGGTTCTTCTGGGTCGAGCAGAGGAGGGTCCACCCCCCGAACCTCCTACGATTCAGAAGGCCGCTGTGGCTTCGGAAGCTGACGGGACTATGCCGGGACCTCCCGCGCATAGCCCGGAGGCTCTTACTTGGGATCCGTATTCTCTCGTCGAGCAGTTGGGCTATAGGCAAAAGCCTAGTGCGATTACGTATCAGACACTTGAAAGGATGTTTTGGCAGCTTCCTATTCTTGGAGCTATTCGTAAGACCCGTACCGACCAGGTGGCGAGTTTCTGTCAGAGCCAGCGGCCCGCGCACGAGCCTGGGTTCCGCATTCGATTGCGCGAGATGCATAGAGAGCCTGACGAAATAGAAAAGCAGCGTATGCTGGAGCTGGAAGATCTTATCACGCACACCGGGTATACGACGGATCCTAGATCCCGAGACTCATTTGAGACCTTAGTCCGAAAGCTAATGCATGACTCACTGACATACGATCAGATGAATCTGGAAATCGTACCAGACGCACGAGGCATTCCAAGTACGTGGTATGCGGTGGACGCATCTACGATTCGCTTAGCGGATACGACAAGCCTTCACGCAGATACCAGCATGGATAATGTTTATGCGGTGCAGGTGTACGACGATATTGTGATCAATGAGTTCACACGCAGAGACCTCACGTTTACGATCCGTAATCCCAGAACGAGTATTCGATCATATGGATACGGTACTTCTGAAGCTGAGATGATGGTCTCGACCATTACGTATCTGCTGTGGGGTCTGCAGTACAATGGAAATCAATTCTCACAAGGGAACGTCTCGAAAGGGCTATTGAATATCAAGGGCTCTATTCCAGAGAAGCAACTCCGTGCCTTCCGACGTCAGTGGTATCAGATGGTCAACGGAGTAGAGAATGCTTTCCGTACTCCGATCATCAATGCTGAGGATGTTGAATGGATAAACATGCACGCATCCAACCGAGAGATGGAATATAGCCAATGGCTAGATTTCCTAATCAAAGTAGCTTGTGCTGTTTATTCAATTGACCCCATCGAGATCAACTTCAAGTACGGCTCAGGTGGCGGACAGAAGAACATGTTCGACTCTGCCAATAAGACTAAAATCGTAGAGTCTAAGACTAAGGGACTCGCACCGCTACTTCGTTATGTAGAGAACATGATGAACGAGAACATTGTGTGGTGTATCGATCCACGCTTTACCTTCGAGTTTACAGGGCTCTCTCCTATGACAGCTAAGGAGCAGGCTGACCTAGAGACGATGAAGGTTCGTACGTATATGACCGTTGATGAGATTCGGGCTATGCACGATCTACCAGCGCTTCCTGATGAGCTGGGCAAAGTTATAAACGATCCGAACTGGATGCAGGGACGCCGTGACTTCCTACTTAGACAGCAGATAGAAGAAGGCGATCCTACAGCAGTAAAAGAAGAAAGAATCATCAGAGAGGACGAAGAAAGCGAGAAGGACTTATTCAGACCTAAAAAATCTCCTACTAAAAAGTCCTATAAGGCTACACCAAGACGTGCGCCGCAGACCCAAACACTCAAGAAATCAAAGGAGGCCGTCATCCTCGATATGACGCTGTAAACTATGCGAACTAAACTAAAAACAAACGTCATCATTTCTAATGACCCAGACGGCAAGAATCTTCTGTTTGGATTCGACGACACACTAGCAGAAGAAATTACAGATCTATATACGCACTGCGTCTCTGGTAAATTTACTATTGCAGGAGGCGCTACTGACGCTCTCGGTCTTTGGGACATCACTGCTGTCAAGGGACTCTATGTCAAAGCAGATGCAGGCTTTCAGTTCGTTATGAACGGTGGAGCAGATACATTTACTTCCAATGCGGCGTCAGCCACCGGTTCATCTCGCGTATTTCTCCAAGTAGACCTATCGTCCTTTTCGATAACTAACCTAAGTGCTACAGACGCGCTGACGGGAATCTGGGTTGCTTGGGGCGATCCTACGACGTAGAGGGCTGGTATGAGAGTGAGACTCGAAGCTGATAGAGGGGAGCTTCAGGAGAAGTCGAAAGAGTTATTGTGTGCTGTGGCCGCACGGATAGCTTATGTAGATGATTCTGCTCTCGATCTCATCGACAAAGCTAAAGGGGAACGTCCAGATCCTCTGGACCAGATTCCTGTCATCAAAGAGATCCTAGACAGAGTACATGTTGCGTACAGCACGCACGTTCATTCTATGGTCTCTGAGATTGAACAGATGCTTATCCGCGAAGGCTTATTCAAAAAAGCCAATGGGGATGACGATGATGAGTTTATGGGATTCACTCCTCAGGTATTTGACGGTGAACATATGCACCAAATACGTGAAGCAGTGCAAAACCACCATGACGCATTGATTGCATCTTTCGCAGGCCCACAGGCATTGTCTGCAGCTAGACGCCATGAACTAGGAACATCAGAGCAAGAGGAGAACTCTCCTATCGCCCTAGCGTTCCTGTTTGGATTACTACTCGCACATGCCGATGACGCAGACCGTGTAAAGAACATGAGCTATTCCGCGTTTGAAGATGCCGTGCGCCAGGGAAGTATCCGACTTCCAGATAAAGACAGACAAGAGATTCGAGCTTTAGAGATGGAAGCAGGTCAACGACTTCAGCACTTAGGAAGTGAAGTAGCCCTTGCTGCCAGCCTCGTTGCGGCTGATGCCATGCGAGGCATTGATAGTCGTAAAGCCGCTGAAAGACTGCGTGCCGCTGCAGGCAAGTGGTCCGACCGTTGGGATAGACTAGCTCGTTCTGTACTTCATACAGCGAGAGACCGAGGCGCGGTTGCCCGATATAAGATTGGAGACCTAGCCGCACTAGGCGCATTAGACGAAGAAGAAAAGGGAACCTACGTCTATCGGCAGACACGGGCTGATGCGTGTCCTTATTGCAATGACTTCTATAACGGTCCTGACGGCCATCCCCGCATATTCAAACTCTCAATCCTAGAAGGCAACGGCACCAATGCAGGCAGAAGCAAAGCAAGCTGGCTTCCTGTGGTCGGCGCAACCCATCCTCACTGCCGCTGTACAACACACCTGGTCCCGCACGGACATGGGTTCAATGATGCTGGTGAGCTGGTCTCAGGTGGTCCCCACGGCAAAAGGCACGAGACTGAGAAATCTTTTCTGCGATCCTTTCGTGGCGAGATTGCCTTGCAGAAGTCTTTTAGGATTCAGGATACGACAGACTTCAACGGAATATCTGTCGCAATTGAACAGCTGCCGGGACAGGTCAGATCCTGGATGGACGATCATGGACGAAAAGGCGAGACCCGTATGCGTTATGCTTATGGGTATATCCAAGGGACCATAGGCTCAGACGGCGAGGAGCTTGATTGCTTTGTCGGCCCGGACCCTTATCCTTCCCACGTCTATATTATAAAGCGCCTCGATCCTGAAACAGGACACTACGACGAGGATAAAATAATGCTCGGCTTCTCGAACGTACACCATGCTAAGCAGGCGTTCCTAGAGCACTACGAGGAACCAGGAAACTTTGGCTCAGTATCGATGGTGCCTTTGCAGGAGTTTGTGGGATCGGTCAATGGAACTACAGAGGCCATTCCAATCTCGACCATAATACCTGAGGTAGCTAAAGCAGCTCCCGCGCAAGCAGCACCTCCGACGCTGAAGGTCAAACCTACTTTGCGCCTGACCATGAGCAAAAACGCAGTGGGTCCTGGGAGTTACAGCAGTCANTCTGTTGCAGGAGACTCGATGGCAGAGGATCGTAATCCTTCTGGNGGATCGGGGCTTGATGTAAAAATGGAGACAGAGCTTCCAGTTCATCCTCCAGCCTATCCAGACNTAGCGACTGAGGCGGGCATNTTCAGTGGCGCGATTTTGACNGAGGAAGAAATTGAANGGCTAAGAGCCGTAGGATCCATGGACAAGGAACAACTTCTTGGGGATGCTGGATACAGAGAGCGCGACGTAAAGCCAGTCAAGATTCCTGACGAGTATTCAATGATGGCTGAGATTGATGCTCCCGGAGAGGACTCAGGCAAGCAGACAATGGAGTATATGCAGGCTTGGGTAGATGAGCGTGGAGAGCCTGAACTGAATACACTTCCCGAGGCGCAGCGTGTAGAAAAAGCGGTGCCCCTTCCTCCGGGGCAGTCTGTCACAGTAAAGAAGCGTAAGTTTGGTGACGTGACGTTGAAGGCACTAGACGAAAAGCGTTTTGGGGTACAGCTGCCCAGCACAAAAGAGTTTGTTGAGTTTGATTCTCTATCTGCTGCATGTGATCATGTGTGGGTCGTATCTAAGGGCTACAATGATGCTGATGCATATAAGCAGGACAAGGGAGTTACTAAGATACCATCAGGGGCGGGTTGGCGCTTTTGGGGTATCAAACCCACTAAGGAGCTAACACTTGAATGATTTAGGATCACTGCGATGCCCCGGCTGCAGCAACAAGGTACTGCAAAAGAGCAGTGACGGCGCAGCATCGCTACGCCCTGGAGGGAGTGTGCGCTTCTCAGATGGCTACTGTTATATGAGTTGTCACTTTTGCAAACGAGACCTAGAGCTGCCCCTCACTATAGAAAAGTCTCAAGAATCGGACATTCGCTTGATTGAATCAGCTCGATTAGTGATGCGCAAATAGCACTCCTTATGTCACTGCGCTTGACGTAACTACCAGAATACCTGTAAGACTTAGAGAGTCTTGGCCCGGTCGGGATCGGTCGCAGTACCGGAGATCCAGTTGAGGGGCGCGAAGGTGGATTACTCTACTGTGATCCGGTTCTTCGCGCCTTTCGTCGTTTGGGTGTAGCAAGGTGAAGGATACGAATGAAGAAAGGTAAGACAGATGGTGATGGCTCCTTCCGATACTTCGCGCCGATTTCTTTCTTTGAGAAGTCTGACGCAGAAGAAGGGCAGCGGCGTAGGTTCGCTGGAATCGCCTCTACAGAATCCCCGGACCAAGAAGACGAAGTAGTTTTACAGAACGGGCTTGCTTGGGATCACTTTGTTACTAAGGGGTGGTTCAACGATAATCACTCACGCAAGACTGGTGGCGTTGTTGGCTATCCTACAGACGTTCAGTTCTTTGGTAAGGGAACTAGATTACCAGACGGTTCGATTGCACCAAGCAACCTGCATTGGACTGAAGGGTATTTACTAGAAGGTGTTCCTGCAGCAGATGATATCTGGAATGTAGGGCAAGCCCTAAAGAAGGCTGGCGGTGGTCGTCAACTTGGTCAATCCATTGAAGGAAAGATTCTCAAGCGGGCTGGTAATAACGGTGAGGTTATCGCGCAGGCGAAGGTCACGAATGTGGCTATTACCCACTGTCCAGTAAACGCCGATACGAGCCTGGGCTTTTTAGCCAAGAGTCTTATAGAGACTGCGGTTCAACCCGAAGGCTACACGTATCAAACAGATCTACCAGATGCTCCTGAAGTCCACATGGACTATAAGGACTGGGATGCTGCTGAGGAGCACACGCTCCAAGAGCAGGAGAAAGAAGAAAAAACTCTCACTACGGAAAGTGGCGCAGCACTCACACTAGAGTCGCTGGAGGACGAGGCACATAATACGGCACACAAGGCTTTGAATAAAGCTGCTGCTGTTAGTCTGGTGCTTAGGCGGCTTCCGCATGTGAGCTGCGCGACAGCTGGTCGTGTAGTTGACTTAGCACTTCAATTGAAGCTCAAAGGGCTTCTGTAACGGAGAATAAATATGGGCAACTTAGACGTTTCGGTCTCACGACCGGAGGTAGGTAAAAAAGAAATGAAGAAGAAACCTGCGAAGGACAAAAAGATGGACGATGAACAGTTGATGACTGAAGTCGCAACAGACGATGAAACTAAAACGGAAAAGTCTGCTGTGTTGTCTGAAGACGATCTTATCAAGTCTCTCGATAAAATTACCGAGCTGACTAAAAGTGAGACTCCTGACGCACGTAAGCGGGCATTGCTGGAAAAGGCACTTGGAAGCAATGGCCTAGAAGAAGGTGAGAACGCCGAGCTTCAAACCTTACTTAGTGGAAAATCCACTGAGCCAGGTCTTGGTGATGAGATTGCTAAAGCACTCAATCCTCAAGAAGACAGTGCCCTCGCCAAGTCTATTGACGTAAGCGATGCTCTTGGAGAGATCCACGGCGGTATTGTTACTGCACTGCAGACCTTGGGCGAGACCATCGAAAAAGGTGGCACCCGACAAAGCGAAGTCAATCTTGTATTGGCTAAGGGCTTACTCGACATTGGCAAGCTCGCGCAGCAAACCAATGAACTAATGAAATCTATTGACGCAAAAGTTGAAGCGACGAGCAGACAGCCTATTGGTGGACGCCGTAGCATCGTTCGACCTGGCGACGTAGTAGCTAAATCTCACGCGGGTCAACCGCCTGCAGAGGATGCAATTTCTAAGAGTGAAGTTATGGGACTGATGTCTGAGATGCTTCAAAAGAGCATGGAGTCAGGCAATAAGGAGCAGGCTTCAATGTTGAATAAATCGATTACAAAAATTGAGTTGATGGGTGACGTTGATCCTCAGACTATGGCTCAAGTCGCTGACTATCGTCGGCAAAAACTAAACGGTGCGGCGCTTTAGTCGCGCCAGCTACAAGGAGAATGACAGATGAGTAACGGCATGATTAGCTGGCGCAATTATGAAGGCATGTCCGGGTTCGCCGGAAACGCCTCGCAAGGCGATGTTGATGCGCTTAACAAAGCATTGGATGCAGGAAGTCAAATTGCACGACCTGGCTCCCCTACTGCTGGAGATGGCTTCGCGCTTCGCGTTGAGTCTCTCGAACAAACACTAAAGAACACCACTTTCCGTATGGAGCATGTGCGCCTATGGAAAGCGATTCCAAAAATTCCAGCGTACAATACGGTTGAAGAATACAATCAAATCCAGAGCTACGCGAACAACCAATACAGTTCGTTCGTAACGGAAGGTCAACTTCCAGTCTCTACGGATGCGACCTACCGTCGTCAATACGCCAAGATCAAATTCATGGGCACGCAACGCTCTGTCTCTCACGTTATGAGCATGGTCAAACCTGCTCACGGTAACGTGATTGCACAAGAGACGATCGCAGGCACCATGTACTTGCTTGAGCAATTGGAACGTCACTTGTTCACAGGTGATGCTTCTATGACCAACTCTGCAGTGAATGCTGAAGGCTTGGAGTTCGACGGACTTGAGAAATTGATTTTCCCAGGTGAGGCTTACAATACTCCAGGAACGACAGCGTTGGCAGACCACATCATCGACCTTCGTGGTGCGCCTCTTACCGAGGACAACATCATTGATGGTGCTTTGACGATTAGTGATGCTCCTGCATACGGTCGTCCCACGCACTTGTTCATGAATCCAAAAGCACACAGCGACTTGGCGAAGTCATTCTTCCCTAAAGCTCGTTATGATGTCTTCCAGAAACAAGACAATGGTATCGCAGGACTCACCTTGGGTGGTGTTACTACTCAAGCTGGTGTTGTTGCGCTTGAGCCGGATGTCTTCATCGACGAAGGTGTAAACTTCCCTGGCGCTGGTGCTGGTGGTGTGGGTGTTGCTGTTGCAGCAGGTGGGCCTCCGGGCCTACCACAAAATCTGACGCTAACTAATCCAGGTGCGACTGCCGGAAGTCTATGGGCTGCTGGTACGGGCGAGCATGACGCAGGTACGTACACATACAGTGTTCAAGCAGTGAATGAGTTCGGTGCTTCAAACTGTACGGCTACTGCCTCCATCGCAGTTGCTGCGGGTGAATCAATTAATATTGATCTAGAGCCTTTCGAGAATGTGAACGCCACGTCTGCAGCAAGATACTTCAATATCTTCCGTTCAAAACGAAACGGTAGTGAGCTATTCTTCCTGCGACGTGTCGCGAATGATGCTCCTATTGGTGCTCCTCCGCAGAACATTACTACGGTGTCGGATCTAAACGCTGACCTGCCGCAGACGAGCAAGGGCTATATGCTTCAGTTGGATCCGTCCAACATTTCGTTTGCGCAATTAGCGCCTATGGTGAAGATCCCTCTAGCGACCGTCGATTCGTCGATTCGTTGGATGCAACTTCTCTACGGTGCAATGAAGCTCTATACGCCACGACACAACGTCCTATACAAGAACATTGGTCGTGCGGCTGGCTTTGTAGGCGCACCTTAGAACTACTAAGTAAATGATAAGAGGGCGGCGGTATTACGCTGCTGCCCTCTATTCGTTTCTTTCTTCTAAAGGAGAAGATAATGGCTAAAAAACTTTCGGATTATATTCCAATCTTCGCAGACCAGGGCATCGACTATGTTAGTGCGGCACCTGCTGCTGGTGTTGCTACGCAGTACCAAGTAATCGCGGCTAGTGGCGTTGGTACGAACACGATTACATTAGAGCATCAGATGGCGAACACGGACTACGCGGTATGCATCAGTCAGGAAGACGGCAACAATGCATATTTGGAATCAGCATCAAAAACTGTCACCGGCTTCAATGTAAATGATGGCTGGTCGGCTGCATCTATTAGCATCGTCGTCATCGGTCAACTCAAAGGGCAAAAGTAAACTACTATGTCGGCGTTAGGACTTAGGGGACACATCCCACGCAATATACGGTTCTCTGCAGCCCTGGCTGCAAGCGCTGACGCCTCTCGCGTACACCATTCCTCTCCGCAGCCATGTAGCTTTCTACAGATTCGCAATGAGGGGGCTAATGACATCAAAGTGTATTGGCGTGTGGAAGATTTCACCAATGATGAGCACTACTTCACTATAGCTTCAACTTCGGAATACGAAGGTCCTGCTGAAGCTAAAGAGTTCTGGGTGCGTAGTCTCGTTGGTCCATCTGACCTCGTAGCCATATTCTATTTACGTCGGGGCTAATCTCCGACGAAGGGAGATTGTCCTATGGGCATTTCAGTACCTACCACTCCAACTCCAGAGGGAGTGACGGGGACCGTACGCACGTGGTTTCAGACCGTTCGTGCTGTTGCGACCAGTGATAGTGCCGCAAGCGGTTTATTGACAATTGACGATGTAACGCTCGTGGCGGGCGATCGTGTACTACTGACAAATCAATCCAGTTCCGAGATGAACGGCATCTTTGTGGTGGCTGCAGGATCATGGAGCAGGGCTGCAGACATGACAACTGGCTCCTCCGTGGAGCCCACCGCGCATGTTCCTGTGTCGGAAGGCACATCGAATGAAGATTCTACCTTCCAACTGACTACTGACGGAGACATTATCGTAGGCACTACGTCCATGACCTTCGCTAAGATTGCAGGGGGTGGTGGTGGTGGTGGAATTGCAGCAGTGGTCGATGACCCTTCCCCCGAGTTGGGAGGCGATCTCGACTGTGCTGGTTACTCGATTACAGGACTTCCCGCACCTTCAGGCGCAGATGATGCCGCAACTAAGGACTACGTAGACACTAGCGGTGGTGGAACTCCAGCTGGGGACGCTAATAACATACAGTTTAATTCAGACCCAGCAGGAACGTTTACGGGTGATAACAACTTTACCTACGACCCAGGCGCACGCCTATTTACTGTAAACGTAAGTGAGTTTAAGGTGCAGGAGGACGGAGCCATTGCGCTTTATGCTGACGGAACAGCAGCAGGAACCCAGCGGGTAGGCATAGGTACAGACTCACCAGACCGCAAGCTCGAAATCGCCGGGGTGACAAATGGAATTAGCGACAGCGATCCACAGCTACGCCTAACGCATACCGACGCGACTCACTATGCGGACTTTGAAGTAAACAGCAGCGGAGCACTCAGCATTGAGCCTTCCGGGACTACCGTGAGTGTGACAAACGCAGTACTCAATACAAGGTTTCCACTGCTTACGCTAGACTCCTCTACACCTGGGACATTTCCTTACTCACTTTCCGCAGCAGAATGCAATCAACTTGTTCACATAGAAAACACATCGGGCGGTGCCGTCACAATAAATGTACCAGCAGCGGCCAGCTGCCCTGCTGGAAGCTGGTTAGAGTTCAAGGATGCGAGTGGAACTTCTGGTACAGACACAATCACAATAGACGCCTCGTCATCTGGCAACATTGATGGACAAGGTACGCAGCTCCTCTCAGCAGACTACGCCGCGTTTAGAATATATTCTGACGGCGCGAGCTGGTTTATTTCACCGTAGGAGTAAAAAGATGACTTACAAATTTGGTATATCCTCATCACCGACCGGCACCGTAACTGATGTTGCAGGTACTCAAAGCACAGACGCCAGTACAGGCGTTGTCTTTTCCGTTACGCTCAACACGACAGGAACGAACACACTTGAGAATCCGACCAACCTGCAGGAAGGTCAAGAGTACGTTTGGCGGCTGGAGCAAGATTCGGTCACGCCTGTAGACGTTACCTTCGGTGACAACTTCTATTTTGCTACCGGCACAGCACCGACGATTACGCAAGTTGCGGGTGCTGTGGATATTCTGCGTGCGACCGCACTAGACGACGGGACAGGTAACATCAAACTTTATAGTAAGTTTGAGGCCGATGTAAAAGCAGTGACAACTGCGTTAGTAAATACCTACAGCATGGAACTTGTGCAGGCTTCCTCGCAGTATTGCGCGTTAGGAAGCACAAGCGCACTCGACAAAGGCAACACAGATCCTTTTTCTATTTCGCTGTGGGTCCGGCCTACAGCAGCGTTGACAGGCACTCTGGCGCTTGTGACGAAAATGGCTGGCTCCCCTACAGGAAATGGATACGCTCTTTACTACTTTGGTGGCGACCTCTACATGCACCTGCGGGGAAATCTATCACCGCTGACTCAGATTTACTGGTATCTTAGCGGAGCAGCTACTTACACGCCCGTCAACGATTGGACGCACGTAGTTATGGTTTATGATGGCAACAATAACGCAACAGCCGCAAAACTATACACCGGAATTTCAGGCATTGACGCCAGCCCCACCGAGCAAACAACAACACAGGGAGGCTCAGCACTTACGGCGAGCATGTCGAACGCGGCTAGCTTCAAGGTCGGTGCATTCAATGGTCCAGCGAGCTTCATGGATGTCATGGTTGATGAAGTGTCTTTTTGGGATAAGGCGCTATCAAGCAGTGAAGTTGCGGATATCTATAATGGCGGCACTCCCACTGACCTTACGGGGTCGAGCGACTTAGTTAGTTGGTGGAGGTTTGGTGATGATGCCTCTGATGATTTCACTGGGTCTACTGGACAGATTACAGACCAAGTAGGGTCGAACGATCTTATTCCGTATAATACGACGTCAGCAAATAAGGTCACTAACGTACCGTAGGGGATGACTAATGACGTATAGATTTGGAATACAGCCAACCCCGATAGGAACTGTTACAGACGTAGGTGGAGCACAGAGCACAGACGCTAATACGGGGGTACGCTTTCTAGTGACGCTGAATCCTGTAGGTGCGAATACACTTGAGAATCCTACTAACCTGCAAGAAGGTCAAACGTATACATGGCAGTTGATGCAGGATTCTTCTACACCCGTAGACATTACATTCGGCAGCAATTTCTATTTTCCTGGCGGTACGACTCCGACAATTACACAAACCACAAGCGCTGTAGATATTGTCCGCGCCACTGCTTTAGATGATGGTACGGGAGTAAAACTTTACTGTGAGTTTGAGGCTGACGTAAAAGCTGCTTCAAGTGTGTTTGAGAATGACTATAGTGTGCTCTTTGATAACGCAACCGGAACGATGAGTGAGTATTTAGTCGCAGGCTCAGGAAGTGACGTTGATTTTGATGGTGCGTCGGATGTATCAATCAGTGTTTGGGTTCGCCCGAAAAGCGGCGGTACGGGTATGACCCGGTGGATACTATCTAAGATGCCCGCAGCGCGGACAGGCTACGAAGTATGGGTGACGAGTGCAGGGCGTGTTGACATTAGGTTTCAGGATTCTGGCGGAACATACCGCTGGATTTACCAGTCATCGGCAGGCGAGTACCTAGCCGATGATGCGTGGGCACACCTTGCCATCGTTTGGGATGCAACAGCCGAAACGCTCACGCTTTATAAGAATGGAAGCGTTTCGAGTACGACCGCTGTTGGCACTGGCGCTGTCGGCTCTTTGTCGAACAGCGAAGCGCTAACCATAGGTAGGTCAACCAGGTACTCGACAACGAGTAATTATTTTTACGGTGACATTGACGAGTTGTCTTTTTGGGGCAAAGCACTGCCTAGTTCTGAGGTGACTGAAATCTTTAACAATGGCGTGGCTGGAAATCTAAGCACACACACCGCAACTGGTGATTTAACAAATTGGTACAGGATGGGCGATGATGCAAGCGACGATCTGACCGGAGGAACTGGACAGGTTACAGACGTTATTGGTTCAGCGAACCTAACGCCACAGGGCACCAGTGCGGCGGACAAAGTATCCCAAACGCCTGTCGTTTATGTGGCCCCGTGGGTTGCGGGCGAGATTGGAAACTTTGGTTTAGAATTTGACGGCAATGACTACGTAGACCTGCCCACTGCCTCAGTCGGAAGCTCGCCTACGTCTGGCACGATGGCGTGCTGGGTCTACCCTCATGCGTATGCGGGATATGAGATGTTTTTCTCGCAGGGCAAGCCAACGGGCACTACCGACTATCTATACTGGTCGATGAACGCAAGTCCTGCCAAACGTCAGAGGTTTGTATTCAAGTTCGGTGGTTCTCAAACAACCTGGACAAGCTCAACTGCTCTAACTCTGAATCAGTGGCAACATATTGCTGTGACGTGTGACGGATCGAGTATAAAATTTTACCACAATGGGAGCGAGGACACGACTACGGGTTCTGGGGCGAGTTGGTTTGGTGATCTTGCAAGCGGATCAACAAAAACGGTCATGGGGGCACTTTGGTATAACGGGACTGAGGCTTATGAGTTTGATGGTGTCCTTGACGAGTTTGCTATTTGGGATACTGCCCTTTCGTTGTCTGATATTCAGGATTTGTATAATAAGGCTAAAGCCCCGACAGATATTAGTTCATCAAACCTACAGTCGTATTACAACATGGAAGACGGTTCAGGAAGCACAACACTTGCCGATAGATCTGGTAACGGAAACAACGGAACATTGCAGTTTCCATAATAAGGCGGGATGCCGTAGGATGCTATAATGGATGACGAGGCGAAGACGAATATGAAGATTGGAACCTACGCGAGCGCCGCAGCTATTATCGCCACTATTGTCACCTTCGCAGCTACGTATGTCTTCGCTACCAAGGATGAGGTTAGCAAGATACGCACTCAGCAAGTTAAGCAGTCTGGAGAGGTCACGACAGAGATGACTAAGATTCGTGGAGACGTACAGACGGTTCAGGTGAAGATGGACATCATTCATAGAGAGCAGCAAGAACTACGGCGCTCTGTAGATAGACTCAATAAGACAATCACAAAAAAGTTACGCTAGCTATTGCACTACAGTGACTAGCTCGCTAGTCTTCTGGCGTGCCACGATTATTACTTTGGAGCGATTCTGTCTGTGCTTCTACAGGCTTCGGTCGTGTAGCCCGGACGATATGTAATGCGCTGTCCGAAGACTGGGAAATAGTTCAAGTTGGTCTCAATCATCCCGGACGCTTGGTAGAACATGACCGCATTAAAATACACGCTGCGCCGTCAGATGACCCTACAGGATTTCTAATTGCTAAAGAGCTGTATATGACTCAGGACTTCGACTTGCTTTTAGTGATTCAGGATCTGCATATCACGTCTGCGTGGGCCTCGGCTCTTTCCTCGATGCGGAGTTCTCGTGAGCTGCGCAGCAAGTCACGGATACCTACCATCTATCATTTTCCTGTGGATGGTCCTATGCTGGACGATGTCGGGTTCAATAAGTTCGCAGACTACAACGTCTCCTGCACTCAATGGGGTGTAGATATACTTCAGCCATTACTCCCAGACCAAAAGATTGATGTCATTCCTCACGCTGTAGATACCTCTGTATACAAGGCACTCCCGGAGAAGGAGCGTGTGGGACTTCGTCGGGATATATATGGTATAGACCCTAAGGATGAGACTCTAGCGATACTAAGTCTGGGGGTGAATACTGATAGGAAAGACCACTTCACCGCCCTTTGCGCCGTGAAAGAACTCAATCGAGAGCAGATACAGGGAAAGATATACTTTCATACAAAGGCCGTGGCACATGGTATGGACTTATATTGTCAGTCACGCTCGGCGGAAGTATCTCCTTTAGAGTATCGCATAGCCGACTCAACCTTACTCGGGTGCTCGGACGAAGCGCTGAATAAGCTCTACAATGCCTCTGACTGTTTACTGTTTACTTCTCGTAGGGAGGGGTTTGGCATTCCTATGATAGAGGCGATGGCTGCGGGCGTTCCTGTACTGGCTCCAGACTATGGACCTTTCCGTGAAGTCCTCGCTGAGGGCGACTTCGGATATTTACACACACCTGTAGGTAAGGTCTGGGTACGAGGAGACAGTCGGGGTTACGGCTGGCAGTCCGGTGGCGATGTTGTAGCCCGTCATTTACAGTTCCTAAGCTCCGCTAAGAAAGAAGCATGGGATGGACCAGCTGAGAAGATTGAAGTAGCTCGTAAGTATGTAGAGCAAACATACTCATTAGAAGCTGTTACTCCACTTTGGCGGGAGTACATAAAAGAGGCGCTTGATGGAAGTTGAATTAGTAGGACCGATAGGCGATCCGTCAGGTTATGGTCACGATTGTCGGCAGACAGCTCATGCATTAATTCGGGCTGGGGTAGATTTATCAATTACACGGATGCAGTTCGACCCAACGAATTTTACGTGTGACTATGGTCGGGTCGAATCCCTTCTGCGGTCTCACATTAAACCGGCTAAGGATCCTAAGATCCAGATCATACACTCTACGCCGGAGTTCTGGTCAAAGCATGTCCGTAAGGACTGTTACACAATAGGTAAGACGGTCTGGGAGACAGACAGGATAGATGAACGCTGGACGAAGTATATTCAAGAGGCGGGCGTAAATGAGCTATGGCTTCCTAACCAGTTCAATATCGATATCTTCAAGAAGGACCTACCCAAGTTACGCATGACGGATATTCCTCATGCGCACGACACAGAGGTATTCACTCCAGAAGTCAAACCCCTTGACCTCACATCCTTCGGTGTCTCTGACGACTTGTTTGTATTTGGCGCGGGGTTTCAGTGGACAGAGCGCAAGAACCCTCTAGGATTGATCACAGCCTATATTGCTGAGTTTGATGCAGATGAGCCCGTAGCGCTTGTCCTAAAGACGTATGCCTCGAATACGTCACAGTCCGAAGTGAGCAGAGTGCATCAACTTATCTTCGATGCACTGAAGGACGCAGGCTTTCCTGACGGACGAGCTAAGATTGCTCTTATCTCCCAGCTCTTGCCTTTTGATATGCTGCTGCAATTTCATAAGCGAGTAGACTGTGGGGTCTATCCACATCGAGGCGAAGGATGGGGACTGCATATTAGCGAGTCCATGCTCATGGAGACGCCTTGCATTGTCACTAACTGGTCTGGGTCTGCAACATTCTGCGATGAGAGTAATAGTTATCCACTTAACTATCAGATGACTCCAGTAAGCAAGATGCCTTGGTGTCCGTGGTATAATGCCACACAGTCATGGGCTGAACCCGATCTGATTCATCTGCGTGAGACAATGCGTCAGGTCTTCGAGGGCAGGAAGTCTTCTGAACTATCCGATAAAGGCGTGGCGGCAAGAGCTACCATCTATGACCGATATAATTTGGACACTGTAGGTAAGCTGATGAAAGATCGACTGGAGGAAGTATGAAGATTGCGATTGCGATGACAGCCTTTGATCGACCCGAGTATCTAGCGCGGACGTTAGATACATATAAGCGCCTACGCGGTGTAGATGAACATGACTTTTATTTTGTGCTTGAAGGGCCACATAACCAAGCAACAAAAGCAAAATGTGAACAAGTGCGTCAGGTCGCAGAGAGTTTTCCGCACCCAAACAAGACGATATGGGCAAGAGAAAAGAATGCAGGCGTAGCTCATCAAATATACGAGTCTAAGCAACGTTTGTTCGACATGGGGTATGATGCAGTCCTTTCTTGTGTTGATGATTTTCTTGTTGCTCCATATGCTTTGGATGCACTGTTACTCGCATACAGCGAGCTAGATGAATATACCTCTGACTTGTTTACAATTTGCGTAGGCAGTCCAACGTCTTCTTCTCAGGAAGATAAAGCTGCAAATCTTGATTTGTTTACAGCTGGCGGAGAAAACACCTTTTACCTAAAGACGCGAAAAGTGTGGACTGAAATTGAGCCTATCTACGGTGAATACATACGTAAGTTTATTACCCCACAAATAGAGCGTGGACATCCTACGCCGTATCGCAGTCGTCCCAGCGGTGAAATTCGTAAATGGTTTACGGAGATTTTAGGTCGGCCGTTAAACCCACCACTGTTTGCCTCTAGCCAAGATGGTTGCGTCGATATTGCATGTAAGATAAAAAATATCAAAAAGATGAAGACTTATGTGAACCACGCCAAGTGTTTCGGTGAAATGGGTGAACATGCGCGGCCTTCTTCGTTTCACAAAAGTCGGCATGGAAGGACAGTGCTACATGAATTTGATAGAGATGAAGTGTTAGCCGCTTTATCAACACCACGATTCAAGCATTGTACACCAAAGGAGAATCTTTAGTGGCAACTGAGATTAGAAAAATAGCCGCGCAGCGAGGAGGATTCGTCTAATGCAGATAAAAGCTAACAGTCCCTATGTGGCGACCCCTGGGCGTCCAAACTCTGAATTTACGGGAGGACCTAATGAGCCGTGGATCAGTAAAGAAGCAATAGCGAGGCTAGATGAATTACTCACACCGGATATGGTAGGTATTGAATGGGGGTCAGGGGCCGGGACAATTTGGTATGCTTCGCGCCTAAAGTTCCTGCACACTTACGAACACGAGAAAGTTTGGGTGGATAAACTACAGCTCTACGTAGACCGATACGCGGTAGATCCGAACGTGACTATCCACCACGCCCCCGCAACACAAGAAGGCGACAGCCAATTTTTAGGTAACGACGGTAGATATTATGAGCAGTATAGTATGGCGCTTGGTTCGCCGGATAAAGCCGATGTGATCTTTGTGGACGGTCGTGCTAGAAGTGCGTGCTTAAAGACAGCGATCCAAAAGTTAAGCTCGGGAGGTGTGCTCGTTTTAGACGACGCGAGGAGGGACCGCTACGACGTGTCGGTTGTCCCCTCGGAGTGGCTTTGCGAGGAGCATTACAATGCAGCATACTCAACTAAAATATGGCTCGCTCAATCTAAGTAATCTTGCTGTGTTCTTGTGAAATAGCTTTTCCTGTATCTCCGGTGAGAGCGTACGGATAAAGGAGATCATGCGCCGCCCGTGACACCTCTCCTTCCTGGCCGGGTCCGAACAATCACTCCCAAACACTAATCTATCTGCGTACTTCTCCACGAAAGCTGAGTTGCCTACGATTGCTGAACACCCAGAACCTGCAGATACATCGCCGTATAAGTTGTCGAAGTTATCCAATAGTCGGGAGGTGAGACCGTCGCGCTCTCGCCACCATTGTACGGCATGTCCTATGAAGTTTACTGTAGGAAATCGACGCAATGTTGCTGCAAACTCATCGAGTGTTATGCCCAGTACAGGCTCAAAGTGTATCAAGATGGGCACATTATATTGCTGCGCAACTTCTGCGTAGGACCACAGGTCGGGTGAGTCGCCTGGAGCATTAAACTTCAGCTCTCCAATGAGCTTTGCTCCTTTGTCGAGGTAAGCGGCTACGGTCTTCTGGTCGCTAGGGAGTGCATTGGCAGCAAAAAGGAAGCCATCATGATCCTGCGTAAACCGGTAGGCTGCTTCAGGGCCAAGTGCGCTTACTCTTAAGCCATCTTTGCCGTTTGAGGGCAGTAAGACGGTCAGGTCAATGCCCATATCTTTTTGGTGTTGGATGAAGTCCTCATCGCTGCGGTGAAGAAAATTTAGATGCTGATGGATGTCAATTCGCATGAAGGCAGATTACACCTATAAGAGATTTAAGGTGTTGCCAAGAGAACGTAGACTTAGCACGCTGGGCAGGCTATGAAGCTGCATTAGATAACTCAGTGTGCGCATCGGGTAGGAGGGATGAATACATGACAATCAACAATGGAAGGATCGCAGTAGACGACAAGGATATGGATGCGGTCGAAAAGAAGTACGTAGAAGTTGTAGAGCAGAAGATCCGTCTGGCCGATATGGTCAGTGCCGTGATGCAAGAAGCGCTCACTGGAAGGGTCCTCGAAGTAGAGAAGGCGAAGGAAGAATTTCGTAAGTCAATAGAGGATACAGCCAAGAAGTACGACGTTCCGGATGAAGCTAAGGATGGCGTTGTCTGGGAGTTATCCCGAGAAGAAGGCTGTTTCGTACGGCAGATCGTAGAAGAAAAGGATCGGCCTAAGATCTCAAGTTCCTCAATAGAGATAATCTCTGAGTAGATTGACAGGCAACAACCTGGTAGCCTGAAGCCGTGAGCCTTGGCGTTACCGAGATTAACTTTGTTGTCACGAACCTCGAAGCAATTCGGGAGTTTTATGACGTTATTGCTGTCGAACGATCTACGACAGGGAAAGCAGGTCCCTACACAGAAATAACCACCGTAGCAACGCGGCTCACCTTGGTGGATGGCAAGACGCTCTACACCTTTGTGGATCGGGACGTAAACGAAGACTACTACTATAGAGTCCGATACTACAGCACTACGAGTGGAGTAAGCTCGGCACCGGGCGATCCTGTACAAGGATCACAGGACCCAGCCTTACTCGTCCTCACCGTAGACGAATTGAAGACGAACTACCTGTTTGGCCTTGATATGACTGACGATCAGGGAAACGAATTTCCTGAGAGCCTTTATGAATGGTACATCAAAAGCGCTGTCTCATTGGCCGAACAACAGCTTGACCTACCGATCCGCCCCATAAAGTTTTCCGAAGAACCTGAGCAGCTTGATCTATTTCGACAGGACTACAACAAGTTCGTTCAGCTACAACTGAACAACTTTCCAGTACTAAGTGTAGAGGAAGTAAAAATTGTTGTGCCTACCGACCAGACGGTCATCAACTATAATCTGGACTGGCTACAGATAGATAAGATTGCAGGTCAGCTGAATATCATCCCCGGATCGGGCAACTCTGGCGTTATGGCTTTAGGCGCGGCAGGAGTGATGCTGCCATTCTACTACCGTTCTACTAACTACTTACCTCTCGTATTCAAGGTGAAATACACAGCAGGCTTCACTGACGTTCCATACTCCATCAAGAACTACGTGGGCATGATGGCAGCGATAGGGCCTCTCCACCTGGCCGGTGACTTGATTATCGGGGCTGGTATTTCGCAGCAAACGATAGGCATGGACGGCCTCACTCAGCAGATTTCTTCAACCGCCAGTGCCACAAACTCGGGGTTTGGTGCGAGGATCGTTAACTACACCAAGCAATTGCAGCGTGAGCGTGAGACGATCCGAGCCTACTACAAAGGCGCGATGATGGTGGTGGCGTAAGTGACAGCCGCAGACGACGCCGTAATAGGAGTCTCCGGGAAAGCAGGACCACGAGTAGACTTCAACCTCAAACGGTTCAATGAGCTTGTAGAGCGCAGCCCTAGGTTTGTCTGGGAACGCGCCATGTTCTGTCCGTGCCCTTCCGTCAACGACCAGACTCAACAGCCCGATCCTAACTGCACGAAGTGTAAAGGCGTTGGCTGGCTGTGGTTTGGTCCTGCTGGATATATACCACCACCCGCTGCAGGAACATTAGACCCAACGCAGATGGCAGTCGTTGATAGAAATGGTGGTGCCGTTATCCGCGCATACATGGCCGAAGCCACTTACCGACAAGCTGGATACGATACATTGGGCACATGGGCCTTTGGGCAGATGCATGTCACTGTCCGTCCAGAAAACAAACTAGGGTATTACGATAGGCTCATAAATCTGGACAGCGAGATTGTTTTCAGTCAGCGCATATTATCTGGAGGTCAAGGCGTACTAGCTCTGAGATACCCTGCAATTGTCGTTACCTCAATTCAATCTTCTACGTCTGACTATCTGGAAGGGCGTGATTTTGAGGTAGTTGCAGGTGACGTAGTCTGGTTAGCGGGCCGTGCGCCAGCAGCAGGGGTTCAGCTCGCCGCGCACTATACTTGTCATCCAGCTTGGATCGTAACGAGCTACCCACACGTTATACGGGCTTCAGTGAACGATCGAAAGCCTAAGAAGCCTGTGGTCTCACCAGCAGGCAATCCCCAGAACTTACCTATCCGCGCTCGTGTGCAGCTAGAGTTCGAGAGAGAAGGGTAATGCTTAGTCTCAACGTAGACATGTCTGAGTTTGATGCATACCTACAAGCTCTTGTAGATACCTCTGATGGCATTGCTGCTTCCGCAGCTCAGGTCATCTATGAAGACTGGCGATCCTTAGCCGAGCGAAGACTCAAGTCTTCCCGAGAACAGTATTTGGACGCACTTCAGCCTCCGCGTGCTGTTGCTACCGGCTTCGAGATTTCATTGGTTGGTACTTTCCCTGTATGGGTGGAAGAAGGCAAGGAGCCTTATGACGTAGGACAGGTCATCTTGAAGGGCCGAGAGTACGTGCGTGTCCCTTTCAAGCAGAATCCAGCGCCCAGCAAAGGAACAACCCCTGCATTTGGCGGCAGCTCCACACCTATGGGATACGGATATCGAGCGAAGCCTAGAGGTGTAGACTCTCGTGCTGGGGCTCTTGCCTCGGTTCAGGCTGGTCCGGGGGCTCCTACCAGATTGACGCGCCGCGTCTATGGCGGCGGTCCTTCGACGCCATCTGGTGCTTATACAGATTGGCGAAGGGCGGGGCGTCGGGCAGAAGCGGGAGCGAATCTTCGTAAGCTCTATGCACACCACTCACGTCCTCTATACGGAGGTCAAGTCCATGATGCTCACTCAGGAGTAGGCGGTGTGACATTCAGGACTGTCAATCAGGACTCTAATTGGATTCACCCAGGCATTCAGGGGCGTCGGTTAGCTGATGAAGCTGTGCGCAGGTTTGGTGGACGTAACCTTGGTCTTATCGTCTCAAAGCATATACAAGGATTAGGAGGTCCGGGAGTATGATTGAGCGCCATATCTATACAGCATTGAAGAACGGTATTGATGAGCTAGAGGCCCATCCCCTCAGGCTTGAGCGTATCTTTCGCGACTACTACGGGCTGGCGCAAAAAGAAGTAGACACTATCCGCACGTACTTTGAGGCCAATCCACCTAGCGTCATTCATAACTACGCCCGAGAGAACAGTTCCTTTCCTCTTTACGCAATCATATTGCAGGGTGCAGAAGAAACCACCAAAGTGCTGGGTGAGTACGGCGGTATGGTGGACCTAGAAGAAGCGCGAGCCATCGATGATTCGACAGCCCTAGGCGCAAACATATTTGGTTCTATTTTTACCTACAACTACGAGATAATTACTTATGCTAAGTTGCCTGATGTAGCCTTGTACTACTACTATCTGGCTAAGTACTTTATGATCAGAGAACGGGATTATTTCATAAGCCAGGACTTATTCGACCTAACTTTAGGCGGCTCTGACCTCGCTCCTGACGCACGGTATATGCCCGCATACCTGTTCGGTCGCACATTGCGCTTCTCGTGTCAGTGTGAGATGGGTGTTATCGGGGATGTAGTGCCTAGAGCAGACAAAGTATCCGGTGTTCACATTGGCGTAGGCGTTACTGTGAAAGGTGTTTAGGATGGCGACGAAGAAGAAAACTAAGAGGACACGTAAGGCTACGAAGGTTACGAAAGCCGTACCTGCTCCGGTGGTAAAGGCGGCACCTAAGCCTAAGGTGGTGCCGATAGATCTCGCAGCGTTCAGACGCACAAGTGGTATTCGACCAGAACACTTCGGTGGCTTTGAGCGTTACATTACATTAGTATACGGTCCAGGAGACAGATTGTATAAATCACCTGCTGAGTGGCGCAGCACTTATGATCAGTATCTTAAGAGACCTGTGATAGGATAAAGAAAAATGGCGACTTCAATTTATTTCGACGGCAGAACGACTTCGATCCCAGGAGCGTACACCAAGATAGACGCGACGGGACTTGATGCAGTGGGTGTAGGGGCTACAGGCATTGTAGCACTCATTGGCACTGCTGAGGGTGGTCAACCAGTTATAGACGGTGACGGTGTGAAGATGACACCCGACGAGGTTGTTAGACTAACTAACCCTCAAGGCGTCCTGAATACCTATAAATCCGGTAACTTACGCGAAGCAGGCTCTATCGCCTTCCGCCCCTCAAACGATCCGGCTATCCCAGGCGGCGCTCAACAGCTTATCTGCTTGAAGGTAAACAACGCTAAACCCTCGACGGCGAACCTTTCGGACGTCCTAGGCGGCACTGCACTTACGCTTACCTCACGAGACTACGGCGCGTTTACTGAACAACTTCAGGTAGACGTGGCGACCGGAACTGACGCAGGGCTCAATGTCACCATCACGAATAACGCTGACGCTTCGACCGAGACCTACATAAATCTAGGGGAAGTCACGTCAGGTTCTACTGACATGTTCACGCTAGAATATGACGAGCCCACCACGAACCTAAGCGGCTGGGATACAATGACAGCCTCAGTAACTTCTTCTGGAGTTGTAGCCAACGGCACACGGGACGTGGCAGGGACTACCGATATAAGTGGTACGGGAACCATGACCGTAGGGGCAGGCGACTCCGCTGCATTGGATGAAGGCACGACTGTGTACGTTATTGGAGACACGGCTAGTGGCATCCAGGCGCAGGCTTTAGTACTGAACGACACAACGACACCTGTTACCGGCTCGATTGTTTTCACCGATGTCTACGGCGCTTATGCGAATGCTTCTCTGGCTGGGCAAGTAGACGTTACTTGTTCCGTAGGCTTAGCTTTTACCATACCGGCGCTTCCTGCAGGACCTGCTTCAGGTGTTCTTGGTGGTGTGCTTGGACAAACCATGTTCGTTGCAAATTCGGCTGTTAGTCTCAGTGCGGGCGCTGGGTCTGTAGCCCTACATGGATTAAACTCCTCGGGAACACTAACCGTAGAGCAAGTAGCAGTAGGCGGAACCAGTACAACACTATGGTCTCAGATTAACTTTATAGGGACAGAAGACCTTACAGGTACAGAAACTCTTTCTGCGACAGCGGCACAAACAAACAACACGATACAAACGACACTGCAGTCAGTGAATGACTACTTCAATGCTCGTCGGTTGCCTGGTGTAAGTAGTGGGGCTGGAACCTACTCCGGCTTTACGTTTACCTTGAAGACCACTCAAACGACCCTGGATCCTGGGCTGCTCGACTTCACTGATGCAACTCCGGGAGCGCAGTCTATCGATGCAACACCCGTTGGATTTAGTGCGATTCTCAACGCAGTTGTTTCAACACTCGATGCTAATTCACCTACGGTCAAAGCAGCTCGTGGTACAACGGGGCTCCCTCCAATCGTCGTCAACACATTCTTGAGTGGNGGNGANGAAGGNGCAGCTACCTCNACGGAGTACAGTGCGGCGCTTGAATTATTGAAGTCACTNGATGTGAGNACGATTGTTCCACTAACTGGGGACTCGGCAATTCATACNCTGGTAAGAGANCACTGCATCTATATGGCCGGTCCTGGCAAGAGTGAACGAGATTCGGTTGTCGGTTTAGTTCACTATGATGGCTTAAATCCAACGACGGATGTGCCCACCAAGACTGAAATCAAGGACCAGATTATCGTACTCAATTCACGTCATGTGCGTGCTTGCGGACAGTCCGTGTCTTTATTCAATACGGCAGGGAACCTTACGGTCTTCCCTCCTTACTTCCAAGCAACACTGGTCGCTGCGATGCAGGCGGGGTCTTCAGTAGGGACGTCACTGACACGTAAGACGATGAGCGTTAGCGCCATTGCTCAGGATTCAAGCTGGTCCCCGATGAATGATGCCAATGAGATGATTGGCTACGGTTTGTGGTTCGCTGAATCGCACCGTACAGGTGTTCGCTGCGTTCGTAATATCACGACTTACCTCACGGACAACAACGTCGCATTCGTAGAAGCCTCCGTAAATGAGGCTGCGAACTTTGCAGTATTCAACTTCCGCAACGAGCTTGAAAAGCTCGTAGGTCAGAAGGGGTTTGCTGGTACGGTGAATGCTGCACGGACTGGGGCATCACAAATCCTAGACTTGCTTGTGGAGCAGGGTACTCTCGTACAGTGGCAATCTTTACAATTGGAACTCAACGTAGATACGCTCGCTGTTTCGGTTGAGATCGCCCCAGTAATACCAATCAATTTCGTCACTGCTACTGTGCATCTGGTGACATTGCCTATATCAGGCTAGAGGATATTAGATAATGGCTGTTCAAAACCCACCCACTAAGGGAAGCGTTGTATCGGGCTCTAGGGTCAAGCTGTCAGTAAACGGTACTGACATAGGCTACGCTACGATCGCGTCTTATGTAGAGACGATTACATATGATCCTATCGCTGTGCTCGACCAGATGGAAATCGCTGAGCATGTACCAGTCGCTTATGATGTGGCCTTTACTGCATCTAGGGTGTTCCTGATTACAGACACGATTAAGAACATGAGCTTGTTCCCACAAGTAGCTCCCGGCCAGAACTTCACGACTGCTCTACTGAATGCCTTATTAGGCATCGGAACTGATGGAGAGATGACTGCAGCTATTGTTGATAGTAGTGGTCAAACTATTGTAGAGCTTACTGGTGTCAAAATCACTTCCCATAACTTGACCTTCGGCGCGAGAGCTGTTGTAGGTGAAGACGTCGGCTTCGTCGCACGACGAGTGAAGGACACTATAGCAGGCGAATAATCACCTGCCAGCCTTGGAGGGATGAATGGCAAGAAAGAAAGCATCACCAGTTGTTGTCTCGACTGATGAAATCAAACAATCCGTAACAGACCTAATCACCAAACCAATAGAGGAGATAAAAGACCCCGATCCTGATCCTGTGCCGGGGGAAGATCCTAAAGACGCAGAAGAATGGTCCTTCATGTTCGAGCATAAAGACGTGAGGGGTAAGGTATGGTCTGGGCATTTCACTAATAAAATCCTAACCTTAGGCGAACAACAGCTTGTAACTAATACAAAGTCTCGCTTCTGTGGTGGGATGCCTCTTGAATCTATTGATGGTGGTATGCTCGCCCTCAATGAAGCCATCGCACATATGACTTTTTCACTGCAGGAGCTGCCTAGCTGGGCCGAAGACCTTCGCCAGTTGCGTGACGCTGCCATTATATTTGCACTGTGGGAGAAAGTGAGGTCCCACGAAACCCGCTACTTTCGACTCGATTCGGACACTCGCACTGCAAAAGAAAAGTGAGGATGACATATCTGCACTACGCAGATGGTGGTCAAACAAGTACAATAGACCGCAGAATGATCCAGAGTTATTAAACCTAACTCCGGCGATGCTTTTATCTGACTTCTACTACGATCTACACGATCGTCGTGCGGAGGTGAAACGTGAGATAAAGGCGGGCTCCGGGGCGAGAGATAAGCTGGAGGAGACGCTGTCTGTGCTTGAAGAAATACTAGAGATAAATAGCTCATTAGGATCGTGGCAAGACGAAGTTGAGGCGGCGCTCGATGAAGGTCGTATGCCTGACTGGACCAAAGGAGCCTCAGACTAATGGCATCACAAGCAAAAGTTACCCTCCTCATAGAGACCAAGTTTGAAAAGTTCCAGGAACTTAAGAAGGCTGGTCGTGAGCTACAAGAAGCCCTCGGTGTCGGGAAGATTGCTAAAGAGTATGAGAATCTTGATAGTGCTCTCGGCAAAATCCTCGATAAGATAAAGCAGATAAATCAAGCATCTGGGAAATCTGGACTTCTCGGTGGTGGTGGCGCGGGACCTATTACGGGGTCTCATGGTGCTAGAGGTGGTGGCGGCGGGGGCCGTGGGGGCGGTGTTTTTTATGAGGGACACGGAGGTGGTGGTGCGGTCTTCGGCCCACAACAATCTGCGTGGCGACAATATACTCCCGGTAAAGCTATGGAAGCAGGCTTCGGTCAATTTCATACAACCCACGCAACTGTCAAAGGTATTGTCCGAGACCAGATGGCACCTCCTGCGCTGAAGGGTGCTGCGTACAGGGCAGAGCACGCAGCACAACAGGCTATTTGGGGGAACGAAGTCTACCCCGGCTATCAAGATCGCCGTTATGGGATCGGGGAGGGGAACACTGCTTCGCCACTCCGCGATCCATATGTTGGACGTACCTCAGACTTACGACCAGCGTTTGCCGGAGTAACTACCGCCAGGGCAGGTGTTGCGGGCGCAAATGTACAGCAGACTATAAACCAACGT